CGTAGACTTAGAGCCTTGTAAATTTAGGGCTAAAGACGTTTGGTGGCGTGGTATAGCTGATCTCGTGATTACAGACGGTAGCACTGCGTGGATCGTGGACTATAAAACAGGCAAGTCTGCTAAGTATGCAGATAAAGGACAACTAGAACTCATGGCCTTGGCTACGTTTAAATTCTTTCCTGACATAAAATCCATCAACGCCGCATTAGTTTTTACTAAAGCTAAAAAGTTTATAAAGCATAAATATACTGATGACATGATAGATTCTTTGTGGGATAAATGGTTATCTAAGTTTAAACGTATGGAAGTGGCTTACGAGACAGATACTTGGAACGCACATCCTAGCGGTTTATGTAAAAGACACTGCGCTGTATTAGAGTGCGTATACAATGGGAGCAACTGATGGCTTATACAAAATCACCCAGACCTTACAAGCATGAGTACCAGAAACAAAAAGAACGTGGTGAACATGAACTTCGTATGGAGAGACAACGTGCCAGACGTGAATACGATAAGAAAGGTATTAACCGTAAAGGTAAAGATATTAGTCACACAAAGATGTTAAGTAAGGGTGGCAGAAATAAAGACGGGACACGATTAGAAAGTCCTTCAAAGAACCGTGCTAGAAACGGTCATACAAAGAAGACGTAACATGGAGCGAGTAGTTTGGACATCATTAACAACAAAGCGGTATTACTTAAATTACGTGAACCTAACAAGGTAACAAGCGCAATACCTAAAAGCCGTGAATTACCTGATAACAAGGTACTAGTTAACTGGGGACTTGAAGAAGCACTGAGCCTCAAGAAACTAAACATAAAAGTCCCTTCACCTATTGAAGGAAGGTATAAATGGACAGGCAGATATAAACCATTTGAACACCAGAAATCTACAGCCGCCTTCTTTACTATGAATAAAAGATCGTTTTGTTTTAACGAGCAGGGTACAGGTAAGACAGCTAGTGCTATATGGGCATCTGACTTCCTAATGAATCAAGGTAAAATACGTAGGGTGTTGGTGATCTGCCCACTTTCTATCATGGATAGCGCATGGCGTGATGACTTGTTTACGTTTGCTACACATAGAACTGTATCTGTAGCGTATGGCCCAGCAGAGAAACGTAAGAAGATAATCAAAGAAGGTTCAGATTACGTAATAATAAACTATGATGGTGTGGCTATTGTAGCAGATGAGATAAAGAAAGGTGGGTTTGACTTAATCATTGTTGACGAAGCCACTCATTATAAAAATGCCCAAACAACCCGATGGAAAACATTAAATAAGTTGTTAACAGATGATACGTGGTTGTGGATGATGACGGGTACTCCTGCCGCACAAAGCCCTGTAGATGCTTATGGCCTTGCAAAAATGGTAAATAAAAATCTAGTTCCAAGGTTCTTTGGATCGTTTAAAGATCAAGTTATGAGTAGAGTATCGCAATTTAGATGGGTAATCAAACCTGCGGCTACAGAGATTGTATTTAATTCGTTACAACCTGCCATACGTTTTACAAAAGAAGAATGTCTTGACCTACCACCAATGGTGTACGCCAAACGTGAAGTAGAATTAACAAACCAACAAAAGAAATATTACCTGCAAATTAAAAACAAAATGGTTATGGAAGTTACAGGCGCAGAAGTTACAGCTATGAACGCGGCGGTCAGTCTTAGTAAGCTACTACAAATATCATCTGGAGCAGTGTATACTGACGCAGGGGATGTGTTAGAGTTTGACATTAAAAATAGATATAAAGTTTTACGTGAAGTTATTGATGAATCAAGCCAGAAAATATTAGTGTTTGTACCCTTTAAACACGCTATAAACATATTGACAGAAAAACTACGGGCTGATGGTATAACTACTGAGGTCATTCAGGGTAGTGTATCTGCGCCTAAACGAACAGAAATATTTAGAACTTTCCAAACGACTAAAGACCCACGCGTATTGGTAATACAACCGCAAGCAGCAGCACATGGTGTTACGTTAACAGCAGCTAACACTATAGTATGGTGGGGACCAACAAGTTCATTAGAAACCTACGACCAAGCTAACGCACGGGTACATAGATCAGGACAGAAACATAAATCTACAGTAATACAGTTACAAGGGTCTGCCGCTGAAAAACACGTTTACAGGTTGTTAGATAAAAGAATCAACGTACACGCAGATTTAATTAATTTATACAAAGAAATACTTGACTAGTGTATTGATAGATACTATATGTAAGATCTCAATACGAAAAGGAGGGTATTATGAGTAAAGAAATAACTCCTGATAGATTGACTAAAGCGTACATTAAGATACGTGCAGAACGGTCAGCCCTGTCAGCACAGTTCAAAGAAACAGATACTAAGCTGATACGACAACAGGATAGTATAAAGAGAGCGTTGCTTGACCATTGTGACAGACACAATACAGAGAGCGTAAGAACTTCAGAAGGATTGTTCTTTAGGTCTACTAAGACACGTTATTATTGTGAGGATTGGGATTTGATGTATGATTTTATTAGAGAGCATAACATCCCCGAACTTTTTGATAAACGTTTGAACCAGACTAACATGAGGCAGTTCTTAGAAGAGAACCCAGAAGATGTCCCTCCTAGTTTAAAGATAGATCAGGAACAAGTAATTACAGTAAGGAAGGCAAAGAAATGAGTGAATCATTTGTACCCATAGAGGATATAGCTAAACACTTTTCAGTTAGCATATCTACGGTACGTGCGTGGGTGAGACAAAAGCACATACCAGAAGACACCTATATAAAGATAGGATCTACGTATAGGTTCCGTGTATCAGATGTAGAGTCTGCACTAACGTCATCTAAGAAAGAAGTAAGATCGCAGGAAATAGAATACTTGAATGACTTGCCAGTATCTGATTTCTTAGATGAAGACCAATAACAACAATAAACCTCCTGAAAGGAGAGCAAAATGACTGAAGTATATAAAATTGAGAACGTTGAAGCCCTATGGCCTAGGATAGATCAGCCGTATCACTTTAACGAGAAGGCTAACAAATCTATGCCTTGCGGTGCTAGAGATCAAGGTGCGGAATACTCTATAGAGTTTCGTATGGACAAGGATGTAGCACAGAAACTACATAAAGAAATGTCTGCTTCTTACACACAAAACCGCCAAGATAGCTGGGCGGCTAAATTAGAAATACCTTTTGTTAAAGAAGACGATGGTAGGTACAAACATAAGTCTAACATAAAAGGTCAATATAAAGGACGGCTAACACAAGTCCTTCAAGTTGATTCTAAGGGTAACAGGTTACCGAGTGACTTTAAACTAACGACAGGTAGTACGGCTAACATATATGTAGAGTTTGTTCCTTATAAGATGGGCGCTAATTGCGGCGTTAGTCTACGTTTAAAAGCTGTACAAGTTGTTAAGTACTACGAATACTCAGCCCCTATAGAGTTTGATATAGTTGAAGGCGGGTATACTATGGACGGAGAAGACGATACTTTAGTCATCCCTCCTGTAAACGAAACTACAGATTCTTTTGGCGAAGAGACTGTAGAAGAGCCTAAGAAAGCCGCCAAGAAGACAGCACCTCCGCCGACCGCTGCCACTGAGGACGACTTGAGTTCTATTGTTGAAGATTGGGACGACTGATAATCAGCAATAGGAATCCACTGCGGCTAGGTTACGCCGAAAAGGGTGATATGCTGTCACCCCTGCCGCAGTGTCTTTTGGAAACGGCGGGTGGAGATTATGGAAACAAAGAATTTTTTAAGGAGAGTACTAGGCGGTGATGGTTTCTACTGCTTCTGTGCTTTTAGTGAACAGCGTAAGATAACCAAGTTCTATACAGACATTGACGCTGTCGCATTTGCATCTGTTAGTTTAGATGCGCAAGGATATGATACATATTTTGGGGTATCTACGTTTGATACAGGTAGCTCTCGTAAAGTAAGCAATGTAAAATACATTAACTCGTTTTTTCTTGACTTAGACTGTGGTACTAACAAGGATTACCCTAGTCAACGTGATGCACTTAACGACTTACGTAGATTCGTAAAGAAGTTATCTTTACCAAAACCTGTTATGGTAAGTAGTGGTAATGGGGTACATGTCTATTGGACGTTGGCAACCCCTTGCCCAGTGGACGTATGGCTACCTGTAGCACTGCGCCTAAAGAAATTATGTGTCGAACATGGGTTACAGGCAGATGCGGCTGTGACTGCGGATGCCGCTAGAATTTTGCGTATACCAAACACGCACAACTATAAGAGTGACCCACCAACAGAGGCGAAACTTATAGGGGATATGGACTCAGCACCGATTGTAGACTTTGATGAGTTCTCTGATTTACTAGGTGGTGGCGTACCCGAAGAGCAGAAATTTTCTACAGATTCTGTGAAAGCTATGTTGTGGAAGAACAACGAAAATGTATTTAAGAACATCGTGATAAAGAATCAAAAAGGTACGGGGTGTGCGCAGTTAGACTACATTATTAAGAACCAAGAAGAGATAAGCGAACCCTTGTGGAGGGCAGGTCTATCTATCGCTAAGTTCTGTGTAGATGCTGACAAAGCTATACATTATGTGTCTAAGAAGTATACTGGGTATGACTATGATGCTACGGAAGAGAAGGCTAGGCGCATAGAAGGGCCATACAGTTGTGATACAATAGAGGGATATAATCCTGACGGTTGTGTAGGGTGTAGACATAAAGGCAAGATAACAAACCCCCTAGCATTAGGTATGCGAGTTAAGGAAGCGGAGGAAGAGGTAGAAGCTCCCGCAATGAACTTACCTAACTCCCCAATTAACAAGTATGTTATACCTAAGTATCCTAGACCGTACTTTCGCGGTGCGAATGGTGGTATATACATACAAGTTCGTGACCCTGATGGAGATCCAGTAGACAAACTGATATACCATAACGATT